GCGGCCAAGCTCTTGGGGCTGGCACATGAGTACGGCAGCAATCCCCAGACGTTTTTCTCGGGGTTGGGGATTGGCCAGCCGCGTGATGATTTTGAGTATGACGAGCACAACAACCGGGTGGGCATGGGCCTCGCTTCGCGGGCCACGAGCCGTGAGGAGTTGGAAGCGCTGGTGAGGGAGATGGCCGCGAAGGCGTCGACCGAGAAGCGGGAGGGCCGTCCGTGGATCATGGGCCAAGAGCAGATGGATGCGCGCAGCGCCAAGGCGAAGAAGGGCCCGGCTCCGAGGCCAGAGTACCGGTCAAAGGGCAGCCCTGAAGAGGGCGAGTTTGCGGACCCGGAAGCGTCGTTGTTTGGTGGGCGCGATGATGTGCCGGCACCGGCACCGGCGCGCAACAAGGTTCTGGATGAGATTTTGGGGGCGGGCGAGACGGCCCTGACATTGGGCACGGGCGCGGCGGCTGGCTTGGCCGGCATGCCGTATGGCTTGTACAAGGGCTTGACCAGCGGGAAGTATTTGGAGGGCAAGGCGGCGGACATCGCGGGCAAGGAGGCAGCGGCGTTTATTGAGCGCAACACCTACCAGCCGCGCACGGAGTCGGGGCAGGAGAACTTAGCGGCGCTGAACAAGATCGCGGACCAGATGAAACTGGCTCCCACACCGGGCGGCGCGGCCTTGGCGTCGCTTGCCCGGCCGTCGGCGGTAAATGCGCAGGTCGGGCGCTTGGGCATGGCGGCGGAGAAGGCGCTGGAGGGCCCCGTCACGCGGACCTTGGAAAAGGGCGGCAAGGCAGCGGACCTGTTGAGGTCGTTTGAGACGCAGCCGGCGCGAGTGGTCACACCTACACCAGCGCCCACACCACAGCCTTCGCAAGTGGCCCCACCCGCGAGCCGCGTGAAGGCCCCTGCCCCTGCTTCTGAGCTGGGGTTTTACTCAGCGGCGGAGCAGGCGGCCCTGAACTTGCCGCGCAAGGAGGGCACAGGCGCGGCGTTCCTGAACGACTTAATGAAGGCCCCTGATGTCAAAAAAGAGGAACTGGCGGCCATGGGCCTCGACGAGTTCTTGAAGGGCAAGCCCAAGGCAACGCGGCAAGAGGTCCAAGACTTCATCGCCAACAACCGCTTTGACGTCAAAGAGGTGCAGCTTGGCGGCAATGTCGTAGAAGACCCGGTAGGCGTTGCTAAGCGAAAAGCCGTGTTTAACAAATACGAGCCTGAGATACAGGCGTTGTACAAGGAGATGGACTCTTTTGGGTATAACACCCCTAGAGAACTTTTACAAAGCACAGACAATCGATTAAGAAAACTACAGGAAATGCGGGACCGTGAAGCGGATGCCGCATACGTTATTCCCGAGCCCATACCGACCGAGTTTGACCGTTTCCAGCTTCCCGGCGGCGAGAACTACCGCGAAATTTTGTTGACCATCCCCGGCAAGAAACCGCAACCAGTCACTTCGGTTGACGATCCTCGAGTACGGATAGAAGGCTCAGAAGAACAGGGCTGGCAGGTGGTCGTTAATGATGGCACTAAAGATCGATACGTTCAAGGTTACAAATCGGGCACCAAAGAGTCCGAGGTAAGGAACTATGCCATTGCAGATGCAAACACTGTCTTTGACAAGCAAGCCAAAAAGGGCCAATACAAATCTCCCCACTTCAACGAGCCTAACGTCTTGGCCCACATGAGGGTCAACGACCGCGTGGATGCCGACGGCAAGAAGATGCTGTTGATTGAAGAGCTTCAATCCGACTGGCATCAAGCTGGCCGCGAGAAGGGGTATGACACCCCAGAGGCTAAAGCCGCAGAACAACAAAAACTTGACAACATTCTTGCGGAGCTCCAAGGTTTTTTAGATGAGCAGCGTAGGTTAGAAGAACTTGCGCTGCCTTATACAAGTCAAGGAAAAGACGCACCAAGCAATATTGTTGATAGGTGGTCTGCTGTTTCAAATCGTATAAACAACTTGCAAACCGAACAAAATAGACTTGAGCGTGCTTTTGGGCAACAAGTCCCAGACGCCCCCTTCAAGGACACATGGCACCAACTGGCCCTCAAGCGCGCGTTAAAGTATGCCGCCGACAACGGCTACGAAAGGGTGGGCCTGACCACGGGCAAGCAGCAATCTCAGCGCTACAACATGAGCACGCAGGTAGACCACATCAGCTATGAGCCCACAGAAAAAGGCTTTTACATCAACGTCATGTCAAAGGACGGTCCAAACGTGCTGAACGGGGATTACTCTGCAAAAGAGTTGGAAGGCATTGTAGGAAAAGAACTTACTCAAAAAATGCTGGCCAAAGAAGGCAAAAATGAGTTTAACCCTGAGATTGAGCCCGACTTAGCAGAGGTAAGAAGGCTGGAGGGCGTGGACCTTCAGCTTGAAGACAAGGGCATGAAGAAATACTACGATGAAATCTACCCCGGTTTTCTCGCAAAGCAGGCCAAGAAGTACGGCGCGCAGGTAGGCGAAACAAGCATTAAAACGCAGACCAGCGCCCCCGCTTATGTCGATTACTTTGTTGGACAGGGGAGATTTAACACCATAGCGGTCTTGGGCCTGAGGGCGGACGGATCAACAGCAATCATCAACCAAACCCCCAACAGCCTGCAGGCAGCACAGCAGTTGGCCAATCGGTACAAAGAAAAGCATTTGGGAGGCGGAAAAGAGCCTGTCCGCTACATCGACATCACGCCAGAGATGAAAGGCGCGGTACCATATGCCAAAGGCGGCCCGGTTGACAAGAACACTGCCTTTATCAAGGCGCACAGCTAAGGAACACACATGGCAATCGAAAAAGCAATGAACCAAATGCCCTCCCTTGAGGTGGTGATTGGTGGCAAGGGCATTCCAGACATGGGGTCCGACATTGAAATCATCATTGAAGAGGATGGCGGTGCCATTGTGGAGATGGGCGAAGCGGACGCCGAGGAGGTGGACTTCTACGCCAACTTGGCAGCGGTCATCGATCCGGACGACTTGGTCGGCGTGGGCCTTGAAGTCTCGGCCATGTTCGAGGCCGACAAGGGCTCTCGCTCCGATTGGGAGGAGATGTACGCCAAGGGCCTCGATTTGTTGGGCTTTCGCATGGAGGAGCGCACCAAGCCGTTCCGTGGTGCGGCTGGCGCAACGCACCCGATGCTCACCGAGGCCATCATCCAGTTCCAAGCGCAGGCGTTTAAGGAGCTCATGCCCGCCGGCGGCCCTGTTCGCACGCAGATTATGGGTAAGGAAACGGTGGAAAAGTTCCAACAGGCCGGCCGTGTGCAGGACTTCATGAACTACCAGATCACCACGGTGATGGAAGAGTACACGCCTGAGTTTGACCAGCAGCTTTTCTACACCGGATACGGTGGCTCGACCTTCAAAAAGGTCTACTACGACTACCAACTCGGTCGCATGGTCTCCAAACTGTGCTTGGCCGACGACGTGTACATCCCCTACAGCGGCTCAAGCGTTGTGTCCCAGTGCCCGCGCCTGACCAACCGCATCGCCATGGACTCCAACGAGTACAAAAAGCGTGCTTTGGCCGGGGAATACTTGGATTTGGACGCGGAGACGTACTCCACACCTGCCTCGGGCAACCAAATTCAAGAAGCGGTGGACAAAATCACCGGCATTCAGCCCACCACGGACATTGGTGAGGTGTTTTTGCTTGAACAACTGGTCGATTTGGACATCCCGGGCTTTGAGGACGTGGGTGAAGACGGCCAACCGACGGGTGTGAAGCTCCCGTACGTGGTTACGATGATCGAAGACAGCCAGCGGGTGGTGGGAATTCGCCGAAACTGGAAAGAAGACGACAAAAAACACCTGCGCCGCAACTACTACGTGCATTACGTGCTGGTAGAAGGCCCCGGTGCCTACGGTTTGGGCTTTGTGCACCTGATTGGTGGCCTTGGTAAGGCCGCGACCAGCGCTTTGCGCCAGTTGATCGACGCTGGAACGCTGGCCAACCTGCCCGCAGGCTTCAAGGCCAAGGGCGCGCGGATCGCGGACGACTCCACACCCATCCAGCCCGGCGAATGGCGCGACATTGACGCCGGCGGCGCGGAACTTGCGGCCTCTCTCTTGCCTCTGCCTTACAAAGAGCCCAGCCAGGTGCTGTTTGGCCTTTTGGGCTTCTTGGTGGACGCCGGCAAGCGTCTGTCCAGCACGGCCGACATGCAGGTGGGCGACGGCAACCAGTACGCACAGGTGGGAACGACCTTGGCGCTGCTCGAGCGCGGCTCCATGGTCATGTCCAGCATCCACAAGCGCTTGCACTACGCCCAGACGCTGGAGTTCAAGCTCTTGTTCGAGGGTTTTGGCGAGTACATGCCCGATGAGTACCCGTACGAGGTCCCCGGTGCGAGCCGCAAGATCAAGAAGTCAGACTTCAACACGATGGTGTCGGTGCAGCCCGTGGCCGACCCCAACATCTTCAGTTCTGCTCAGCGCATTCAGCTCGCTCAGATGCAGCTGCAGCTGGCCCAGAGCGCCCCGAACATGCACAACATGTACGAGGCCTACTACCGCATGTACGCCGCGCTGAACATCCGTGATATTGACGGCGTGCTGCTGCCGCAGAACACCAACACGCCCCGTGACCCTGCGTCGGAGAACAGTGACGTGCTCAATGGCATGAAGCTCAAGGCTTTTGCTGGCCAGCAGCACGACGCGCACATCACGGCCCACTTGTTGATGGGCTTGTCCGGTAATCTGCAGGCCAACCCTATGGCAGCGGCCGAGTTGCAAAAGCACGTCTTGGACCACGTGCGTCTGAAGGCTGAAGAGGACGTGGAAGCCGACTTGTTCAAGGCCTACGGCACCGATCCGGACCGCATGATCTCGCTGATCCAAAAGGAAGGCATGATTGCCATCAAGATTGCGGTTTTCATGCAGGAAGTCAAGAAGTTGCAGGAAGACCTTTCGGGTGCTGGCGAAGAGGGCCCCGATCCGTTGATCAAGCTGAAGGAAACCGAGATTCAGCAGCGCGCGCAGGCGGACCAGGCCCGCATTGGCATTGACCAGCAGCGTCTGGCCTTGGATCAGCAAAAGCAGCAAGAGAACACGCAGATCAATCGCCAGAAGCTGCAAATCCAGCAGCAAAAAAACAACCAAACAGGAGGCTGACATGCCCACCAAGAAACCCGCACCCAAGAAGCCTGTTCAGTCCGCGCCCAAGAGCGGTATGCCCAAAACGCCCAAGGGCGTGCAGGGCCCGTTCAAGGTCGTGAAGAAACGCGATGGCAACAATCCAGTTAAGCTATACTGAGACGTGAGTAAGCGCTATCAGACGGGGCCTCGTGCCGTCTGCTTTTCATGGAATTCACCATGCTCGAATTTGCAGAAGCAGTTCTGAAGGAAATCAGGAAACTACAAGACCAATCTAAACAGATTGTCTTGGCAGGCACCATTTCAGACATGGAGCGTTACCGCTTCATGATGGGTCGCCTTGAAGGTTTGAGAATGGTCGAAGACTCCGTGAAAGACTTACTTAAGAAGCACACGGGCGACGACGATTTAACCACCTGAAAGGAAGACCATGGAAGCCACTGCAACCCCTGATATTGAAATGACAGCCCTTGAACGCAAGTGGGCCGATGAGGCGGCAAACAAGCCCCCTGCATTGGAGGACGCGTATACCGAGCTGGGGTTTGACCCCGAGAAGCTCAGTCAAGCGGTTGTCGACACCATTCCCCAGCCTACCGGATGGCGCATTGCCATCCTCCCCTATCGCGGTGCGGAGAAGTCCAAAGGCGGCATTGTGCTGGCCGAGGAGACTCAGCGCCGCACGCAGCTTGGCACCGTGTGCGGCTACGTGCTCAAGGTAGGGTCCCTGGCCTATGCTGATGAATCCAAATTCCCCACCGGAGCATGGTGCAAGGAAGGCGACTGGATCATCTTTGGCCGGTACGCGGGTGCGCGAATCCCAATCGACGGTGGCGAGATTCGTCTCATCAACGACGACGAGGTACTTGGAGTGGTGAACAGTCCCGAAGACATCTTGCACATGTAAGGAGCAGTGAAATGAACGAACAGTTGGAATTCAAGATCGGTGAGGACGAGAGTCCAGCCACCGTGGCTATTGGGGAGGACGGCGCTGCTGAATTGCTGGACCAGCCCCAAGCCCCTGAGATAGAGCAGGTCTCGTCACAGCCCGCCAGTTCTGGCAGCGGCGAGCTAGACCAGTACAGCGAGGGCGTGAAGAAGCGCATCGACAAGCTGACCGCGCGCTTGCGCGAGACCCAGCGCCGTGAGCAGGCAGCCCTGGAGTACGCCAAGAGCGTGCAGGCCCGGGCCACGCAGCTCGAGCAGCAGTACATGACGGTGGACAGCGAGCGCTTGGGCGAGGCCAACGGCCGCGTGCAGACGCAAGTGGTTGCCCTCAAGCAAATCATCCGCAAAGCCCGCGAAGAGGGTGACATTGACACCGAGACGGAAGCCCAGCAGCGTTTGACCACGCTGACCATGGAGCAAAGCCAGATCAACGTGGCTACGCAGCAACGCGAGCAACAGCAGCAACAGTGGAACCATCAGCAACAGATTGCGGCCCAGCAGGCCGCACAGCCGCCTAGACAACAGCCCCAGCAGGAGGTTGATCCGCGTGTGGAGGACTGGGCTGAGCGCAACCCTTGGTATGGCCGTGATACGGCCATGACGCACGCTGCTTGGGGCATCCACCGACAGTTGATTCAAGTTGAGGGGTTTGACCCCAGCAGCGATGCGTATTATGATGAGCTTGACACACGCTTAAAGCAGACCTTCCCCCAGAAATTGGGTGGGGGTCAGCAGACGCAAAACAGGGCCGCCAGAACCGTGCAAACGGTGGCTCCTGCATCCCGGTCATCGGGTATAAACAGCGCACGCCGCACTGTCAAATTGACACCAAGTCAAGTTGCCATTGCCAAGAAGCTGGGTGTTCCTCTCGAGGAATATGCCAAGTACGTAAAGGAATAAACCATGTCAGACGTCAAATTACCCACTCTCAATCGCACTTCACGCGGCGTCGAAACCCGTGAGAAAGATGCGCGACGCAAGCCTTGGGCACCCCCTTCACGACTGGACGCGCCTCCTGCGCCTCCGGGATACAAGCACCGTTGGATTCGGGCTGAAGTTGGTGGTATGGACGACCGCACGAACATTTCAGGCAAACTCCGTGAGGGGTATGAGCTGGTTCGTGGGGACGAGTACCCCGACTATCACGTCCCAACAGTGGAAGACGGCCGACATGCTGGCGTGATCAGCGTGGGAGGTTTACTTCTTGCTCGTATCCCTGTGGAAACAGTTGAAGAGCGCAATGCGTATTACCGAGACAGAGCGAATGACCAATTGCAGGCAGCTGACAATGAGCTGTTGAAGGCCAATGCACACAACAGCATGGTCATTGACCGCCCTACCCGTCGCTCCCGCGTATCCTTCGGCGGCTCCAACAAGGGCTAACGAATCCATCTTTTTTAAGGAATGACAAATGGCGAACATCGACAAAGCCTTTGGTCTGCGCCCGATCGGTAACCTTTCTGCTACTGGTGCCCAGAAGCAATACGGTTACGAGATTGAGGACAACCAAGCTGGCGCAATTTTCCAAGGTGACCTAGTCACCATCGTAGGAGGCTATGTTGTTAAATTTCTCCCGGCCACGCATGCGGCGGCCTTGGGCGTTCTTAACGGCTGTAGCTACATCGACCCCACCACTGGCAAGCCCACCTTCAAGAACTTCTATCCTGGTTCTGTCAACATCACTTCTGGCAAGATTATTGCCGATGTGCTTGACGACCCTAGTCAGTTGTTTCTTATCCAGGCAGACGAGGACATCGTGCAAGCTGACATCGGCAAAAACGCTGACGTCGTGGGCACTGGCGGCAGCACCACCACTGGTGTTTCCACCATGGAACTCGACTCTTCCACCATCGCAGATACAGCAGCGCTGAACCTGAAGATTGTGGGCCTGTATAACGTCCCGGGCAATGCGTTGGGTAACTTTGCAACTGTCGTTGTGAAAATCAACGAGCATTTGTACGGTAGCTCTGGCGTCAAGGCCGTGACCTAATCTAAAGGAACTGAAAAATGGCAATCTCACGTGCACAACTAGTTAAGGAACTTGAGCCCGGTCTCAACGCCCTTTTCGGCCTCGAGTACAAAAACTACGAGAACCAACACACCCAGATTTACACCATCGAATCCTCAGACCGTGCGTTTGAAGAAGAAGTGATGGAATCGGGTTTTGGTGAAGCCCCTGTGAAGACCGAAGGCGCTGGCGTTTCGTACGACCAAGCACAAGAAGTCTACACAGCGCGCTACACCCACGAGACCATCGCTTTGGCGTTCTCGCTGACCGAAGAAGCCGTTGAGGACAACCTCTACGACCGTCTGTCGGGACGCTACACCAAGGCATTGGCCCGCTCGATGGCTCAGACCAAGCAGATCAAGGCTGCGGCCGTGCTGAACGGCGCTTTCACCACCTCAGTCGGTGGCGATGGCGTTGTTCTGTGCGCAACCAACCACCCCACCCTGTCTGGTCCTAACCTGTCCAACACCTTGGCAACCCCCGCCGACTTGTCCGAGACCTCCTTGGAACAAGCTCTGATCGACATCGCTGCGTTCACCGACGAACGTGGCTTGAAGATCGCGGTTCAGGGCCTGAAGCTCATCATCCCGAAAGAGTTGATGTTCACGGCCGACCGTATCCTGAAGTCCACTCTGCGTGTGGGCACTGCTGACAACGACATCAACGCTGTCCGCAACATGGGTATGGTTCCACAGGGCTACACCGTCAACAACTTTCTGACCGACCCAGATGCGTTCTTCATCAAGACTGACGCTCCTAACGGCATGAAGATGTTCGAGCGCGTGTCGTTGAAAACTGGTTTTGAAGGCGACTTCGACACCGGCAACGTCCGCTACAAGGCTCGTGAGCGCTACAGCTTCGGCTTCAGCGACCCACGCGGCTTGTTTGGCTCGCCCGGCGCAGCTTAAGCAGCAAGAAAAAGGGGCTTCGGCCCCTTTTTCTTTTGTTGGGTTTGGGGTATATTGGACCCACCCCGGGTTTCCCGGCACATCTGACAGTCCCGGCTGACGACATGCAGACAGATGTGCTCCACTTGCATGTAAGGACCATATCATGGCATTGACCACCTTCTCCGGCCCAGTTGCTTCGCAAAACGGCTTCATCACCACGATTTCCAATTCTTCCACTGGAGCCGCCGCGTTTAATGCGGGTACCACTGCCGTCACGATGACGGGTGTTGGCGGCACTGGCGGACGCACCTTGTTCCAGATGGACACTAACGTCGCTCTGGGTTCGTTTTCTAACGCACTGAAAGCCGAAGTCACTTACGGCGCTACCGGTCGCACGACTGGTCTGGGTTCAGCTTTTGTTGCTGAATTGACCCTGTCCGCCGGTACCTCTTCTGGCACCTACTCTCCTGTTGAGATCGAGTTGAATGCTCCTACTGGCGCTTCTACTGGTACAACAACCTCGCTGATTTACGCTTCGGTTAACGGCGCTGGCGCTGCTACTGTCGACACCAACGGCTACCTGCTAAATCTGGCTGGCGTAACTGTTGCTGGTGCCAAATTGGCTGCTACCGGCACGATTACCAACGTCAACGAAATCACGCACGGTCTTCGTGTGAAGATCGCTGGCAGTGACTACTACCTGTTGGCCGCTACTGCCGCCAACTTCAACGCCTAATGGCTGCGTTGGATAAGGACTACCTGTTGGGTTTGAGGAATCAGGCACTTGAGCAAAGGCAAAAGTATCTGGACCTTATCCAACAGGCTAACGGTGCAATTGCAATGGTAGATGTTTTGTTAACCGAATTAGATCGACCATCCGCAGAACATAACGAGGATTAATCATGAGCAGCAGCAACATCCAAGCGGTACAGAAGACGGCTACCGCACAGGCCGTTAGCGGCCGGGCGCGGTTGCTGGGGGTGTACTTCACCAGCACGGTCACTCCTGCTACCCTGACGCTCAAAAGCGGCGGGTCCGGCGGCACGGCCAAGCTGGTGCTTACTACCCCAGCAGTTGCAGGTTCGCAAGACCTGATTATCCCTGACGCAGGCATTTTGTTTGAGGACGGCATCCACATTGGGCTGAGCTCTTCGGAAATCACCAGCGTGACCTTGTTGTTCGAAGGCGGAGCTGCTGCGTAATGGCAACCAAAAAGGGCATGGGCATCAAGACCTCGGTCAAGAGCGGTAACTTCCGCCCGACCAAGGCGGGTGCTGGCATGACCAAAAAGGGCGTGGCTGCGTATCGCAAGGCCAACCCTGGCAGCAAGCTGAAGACGGCGGTGACCACCGCCACCCCTTCTGCAGCCGAGGCCAAGCGGCGTTCGTCGTTTTGCGCTCGTTCGGAAGGGCAGATGAAGAAATTTCCAGAGGCGGCAAAAGACCCTGACAGCCGTTTGCGTCAAGCGCGCAAGCGCTGGAGGTGCTGAGCGATGGAGATGATGGTATGGAACGTGGTTTTGACAGCCGTAGTGGGGCTCATGGGGTTTTTGCTCAAGAGCAAATTTGATGAGCTTTCGCGTATCAGCATCTTGCTGAACCGCACCCGCGAAGAGGTTGCTCGGGACCACATCACGCGCAGGGAAGTGGACGATCGGGTTGAAAAACTCGTTGTTCACATGGATCAGAGGTTCAACCGAATCGAGCAAAAACTCGATGACATGCGAAAGGCAAATTGATATGGCAACCGCAAAGAAACCCGCAAAGAAAGATGGCAAGATGCCTGCTTTCCTGATGGAAAAATTCAAGAAGGGCGACATGGCCGATAAGACCGGTCGCGCTGTGAAACGTAAAACGGCCGACGTTAAGGGCCGTGCAATGAAAAAAGGAGCTTGATATGGCTGGACGTGGAATGGGAGCCGCTACACGCGGCGGTGGCGCAGTTGAAAGCGGACCAAAAAACAAAGTGATGTCAGAGACCAGTCAAACGACCGGTCCCGTGATGATGGCCAAGGGCGGCGATGCCAAGAAAAAACCCAAGGGCATGATGGCAGGCGGCATGACTTCCAAGGGCATGGCCGCTGGCGGCATGATGTCCAAAGGCTATGCAGCGGGTGGCCCGGCCAAGAAGATGTCCAAGGGCATGGCCGCTGGCGGTAAGCGCTAAAGATGTCCTACCTCATCAGCAACGTACCGTACTTCAAGTGCTGGGTTAGACGTGAGTTTACCCACATGCATCAGAAGTACCACGGCGAGTATTTGCACGCAAACGTGATTGCGGTGAATACGATGCCTGACCGTTGCCTGAGTTTTCAGGTCGTGTTCACGGGGTGTGAAAGCCACGTGGACGGGTCTGAGAACGTGCATGGCGGCGCGATGTGGGCACGCATGCCCATTACCGCGCTGGTGGGGGACATCCCATTGGAAGAGTGGCCAGAACGCATGCCCACGCATTTGGCACAGCCTTGGGACTGCCCTTCGCATCATCACACGGTGATTAAATTTGCGAGGACAAGTCCCAGCCCATGGCTGTGCAAGATCGATGGCGAGTTCTACACAGGCCGCTACTTGTTCACCGTGGACTACACGGAAAGCGAAGTGGCCGACTGCCCCGCCCAGCACAAGCAGAGCCATGTTTTGGTTCTGACGGATGCAGGCAAGTGGACCGGCAACATCGTGGCTTTGCCAAACAACCGCGTCAGGGTCACAAGCCCTGCGTTTTGGCAAACAGGAGAGGGCGCACCTGACTTCCGACCCAGTCAGTGGACGCATTGTGCGGAGCAGGACGACTCGTACATGAACGCAGAAGCAACCTTTGACAACCTGTACAGCAAATGACCACCTCTGGCACCACCACATTCAACCTGTCGATCGACGACTTGGTTGAGGAAGCGTTTGAGCGCTGCGGCATGCGTCCGACCAGCGGGTACCAACTCGCCTCGGCGCGCCGTTCGCTCAACCTGTTGTTTCTTGACTGGGCCAATCGCGGGTTGAATTTGTGGACGATTGAGCAAACCACTTTCCCGCTGACCGCAGGTGTCAACGAAATTTCGCTGGATGCTTCCGTGGTCAACGTGCTCGAGGCGGTCATCCGTCAAAACAGCCAAGGCATCAACACGGACGTCTACATTGAGCGGATCAGTCGAGAGGACTGGCTCAACGTGCCGGACAAGACCACGCAGGCCCGCCCTGCGCAGTTTTATGTTGAGCGCACCAACATTCCCAAGGTGTATTTCTATCCCGCAGCGGACCAGAACTACACCTTCGTGTATTACCGTATTCGTCGCATCCAAGACGCTGGCGACTACACCAACACCTCGGACGTGAACTTCCGATTCCTGCCGTGCTTGGCCTCGGGCTTGGCGTACTATCTGGCGCTGAAGTTTGCGGCGGACCGTGCAGGTGCGTTGAAGGCCATTTACGAAGAGGACTTCCAGCGCGCGGCGCTTGAGGATCGCGACACTGCCAGCGTGCAATTCGTACCGGACCTGGGGGTATGACATGGCCTTCGCATCCGGCAAGTTCTCCAATGCGCTGTGCGACTACTGTGGCCAGCGATACCCCTACAGCGTCCTTAAAAAGAACTGGCGTGGGTTCATGGTGTGCCCGGATGATTACGAGCCCAAGGAGCCTCAGCTCGAGCCGCTGCGCTACAGGGGAGATGCGATTGCGCTGCGCGATCCGCGTCCCGATCGCATTGAGCCGGTGTCTGTCTTCGTGGGAGCTCCAGGCTTCACGGCCTTTCAAAGCTATGGCAGCGTCCAAGGCGGCACCAACATGCAACCGTACGTTCAGGGCCAAGCGCTTATTGCGCAGGGCGCTGTCGGATCAGTGACAGTGAGCACCTCATGACCTACGACGAACTTGTCACCAACATTCGCAACTACACCGAGGTGGGCAGCAACGTCTTCACCGCCCCGGTGATCAACACTTTCATCACGCTGGCCGAGAACCAGATTCTCCGTGAGATCGACCTGGACGTGTTCAAGCTCGAAGCCACCGGCACGATGACCCAGGGCAACAAGTTCCTGACCGCGCCGGCGGACCTGTTGACGCACCGTTACATGATCCTGACGCCTGTCAGCGGGGATCAACTGTTCTTGGATTTCCGGGACACCTCCTTCATGAAGGAGTACTGGGACAACGGTTCGGTGCAGGGCACGCCGAAATACTATTCGGTGTGGGATCAGAACACGTTCTACATTGCACCGACGCCGAACCAGAACTACAGCGTGGAGCTGGGCTACATCTACCGCCCCACGCAGCTCTCGTCCGCGAACCCCACCACGTGGATTAGCATTAACGCACCTGAGGCGTTGCTGTATGCGTGTTTGATCCAAGCGTACAGCTACACCAAGGGTCCTGCTGACATGATGCAGTACTTTCGCTCGGCCTACAAAGAGGCTATTCAGGGCTTGGGTACTGAGCAACAGGGCCGCCGTCGCCGTGACGAATACCGTGACGGTATGCTTCGTGTTCCCCTTAAATCGGATTCACCCGGACCATGATCACAGCACCTTTGCACGTTCCTGTTGGCAACGTCTTTGTCCAGACCACGCAGTCGCGGGGCTGGACCACGGAAGAGTTGGCGGCGCGCGCTGCCGACAAAATCATTTACGTCGGCGACCAGTCGCACCCAGCGGTGCAGGCGCAGGCCCGAGCATTCAAGGAAAGCGTCCAGCATGTTGTGGCGTTTTATTTGAAAGAGGCGGTTGAGCAGGACAGGGCAACGATTGCCGTGCGCCTGCGCGAGGCGGGCCACCCCGAGTTGATTCATTTGTTAGGAGATTAAAAATGGCGTTTTCAGGAAACTTCATGTGCACCAGCTTCAAGGTTGAGCTGATGCGTGCTGTGCACAACTTCACCACCGGCACGGGCAACACGTTTAAGCTGGCTTTGTACAACAACAGTGCCTCGTTCACTGCTGCAACGACCGCCTACACTGCCTCTAACGAGGTGGCGAACTCTGGCACGTATGCTGCTGGCGGCGGTACCCTGACCAATGTCACGCCCACCTCCAGCGGCACGACCGCGTTTACGGACTTTGCGGACTTGTCGTTTACCAGCGCAACCATCACCGCCTTTGGGGCGTTGATCTACAACGACACGGCGGCCGGCGATCCAACGGTTTGCGTGTTGGACTTTGGCGGTGCTAAGACCTCGACCAGTGGTACTTTCACCATCATCTTCCCAACCGACGATTCGACCAGCGCCATTATTCGTATTGCCTGATGAGGAGAGGATGTGGATGATGTCGTTGTTGCCTTTGAGGGCTGGAATGCATCTGGCGTAGGCTGGGGCGAACAGCCTTGGGGTGAGGGCGTCCTTGACATCAAAGCCACGGGCTCCGTAGGGTCCGTGCAAGTGACCGCTGATGCGGTCGTATTGCTTTCCGGGGTCAGCGCAACAACCGCCTTGGGCGACGTTACAGTAACAGGCACTGCAGAGGTCTTGGTCACGGGCGTAGAGGCCATTGGCTTTGTGGGCCAAGTGGCGACGACAGGAGACGCTAACGTCTTGGTCACGGGCGTGCAGGGCACGATGGCCTTGGGCCTCGTGACGGTAGCCGCCAACGCTGACGTGTTCGCCACGGGCGTGCAGGCACAGGGCCAAGTTGGGCAGGTAGCGCACACCGGTGACGCCAATGTGACGTTGATCGGTGTCCAAGGCACGATGGCCTTGGGCACGGTAGCCGTCACTGGCACGGGCCAAGTGGCCGTTTCTGGCCTGCAGGCCACGGCCAGTGTAGGCAGTGTGATTGCGGCGGCGGGTGCGGACGTGTTTGTTACGGGCGTGTCTGCGCAGGGGCAGGTAGGAAACGTGCTGGTTTGGAGTATTGTTGATGACAACCAGTCTCCTAACTGGCAAAATGTGAACGATGCACAGTCTGGGAACTGGGTCGTTGTCAATGACGGAAATACCGTGGTCTGGACCCGGGTTCTAACGTAAAGGAAATAGTATGGCAAGCACCTACTCCAGTAACCTCAAAATTGAGCTGATGGGTACCGGCGAAAATTCAGGTACTTGGGGCAACATCACCAACACCAACTTGGGCACCGCCCTTGAGCAGGCGGTTGTGGGCTTGGGCAACCCTGACTTTGTTGCAGATGCCAATCTGACCATCACCCTTACCGACAGCAACGCGGCGCAAGCAGCGCGTGCGCTGGTGCTCAACGTGACCTCGGGCTTCGGCTCGTTGACCGCGACCCGCGAGCTGGTGGTGCCAACAAGCCAGAAACAATACATCGTGCAGAACAACACGACGGGCGGCCAAAGCATCACGGTGAAGACCTCGGCCGGCACGGGCATCACGGTGCCCAATGGCCGCAAGGCGCATTTGTATGTAAACGGCACGAACGTCATCCAGATGTTCGACTTTGTCGACATCAACGGGGGCGCGATTGATGGTGCGACCGTTGGAGCGGCCTCGGCCTCGACGGGCGCGTTCACTTCGCTGACGGCCTCGGGTGCGACGACCTTGAACGGTGCGGTGGCTCTGGGCGACGCCTCTGGCGACTTGATCACGGTGCCTGGCACGGTCAACAGCAACCTGGTCTTCACGGACAACTCCTTTGACATTGGCGCGAGCGGCGCGACACGTCCGCGCAATTTGTTCTTGGCGGGCAACGGCACGGTTGGGGGTAACCTGAGCGTGGCCGGCACGCTGACCTTAACGGGTGGCGTGAACCTGAACGGGAACGTGACGGTGGGGGACTCTTCGGCGGACACCTTGACCATCAACAGCACGGTCACGAGCAATCTGATTTTCACCGACAACACCTACGACATTGGTGCGAGCGGTGCGACACGTCCGCGCAATTTGTTCTTGGCGGGTAGTGCAACGGTGAGCGGCAACCAGACGTTGACCGGCACGTTGACCGTGGACAGTACAACGGATTCCACCAGCACGACCACTGGCTCGATTCAGACCGATGGCGGCCTGGGCGTGGCCAAGGCCTTGTATGTGGGCACCACCACCAACATGGCAGGGGCCTTGACTTACGGCGGCGTGACCTTGTCCAACTCGGTCACGGGCACGGGCAGCATGGTGTTGTCCAACTCGCCTACTTTGGTAACGCCCGCGCTTGGCACTCCTGCAAGCGGTGTTGTCACCAACCTGACAGGCACAGCCTCAATCAACATCAACGGCACCGTGGGCGCTACAACGGCCACCACCGGCACCTTCACCACCTTGACTGCTACGGCCGACTCGTCGTTTACTTCGACGGGCGCCCTGATCATCAGCAAGGGCACGGTAGCCCAGCGCCCCGGCGCTCCAGCAGCGGGTATGTTGCGCTTCAACGATGACTCGGACGAGTTTGAGGGCTACAACGGCACTGCATGGGCCTCTGTGGGCGGCGCGGCGTTGGTCAACGACACCTCGACCTCGACCAACGTGTTTCCCTTGTTTGCGAGTGCGACGACAGGAACGGCGGCTACACTGAACACCAGCGACGCCAAGCTCTTGTACAAGCCCTCGACGGGTGAGTTGCAATCGAGCGCCTTGGTTGCGAGCAACGGTATTGTGGTAAACGCACAGACGGTGACGGCCAGTTACACGATTGCCGCAACGAACAATGCGATGTCAGCAGGCCCGATCACAATCAACTCAGGCGTGACTGTGACCGTCAGTAGCGGCGCTCGCTACGTTGTTCTATAAATTTAGGGGTAAGACATGTCATTGATTCTTGACGGTACAAACGGCCTGTCTGATGTAGACGGCTCTGCGGCAACGCCAGCCATTCGCGGCTCTGATGCAAACACTGGCATCTTCTTCCCTGCTGCTGACACGATTGCCTTTGCAGAGGGTGGTGCTGAGTCTGCTCGTTTCGATTCGAGTGGGAATCTGTTGGTGGGGACTACGACTCAAGCAGGGTCTGCACGTTTTACGATGCAACAATCAACTAACGACACTGCAGGTGGTCTTGGGATTGTTTCCGCTGACGGCAACGGGGCACTCATTTCTCGTCTAAATGACGGCGGGCTGACTTTCCGCAACGGCGGCGCAGAGCGCGCCCGCATCACCTCCAACGGTGAGTTTTGTGTGGGGAAGACAACCAATAACGACACGTCAATTGGTTGCGTAGTTATCCCTACCGATGGGAATACAGGGCGATTTAAAGCTACCGGCGACAACAGCAGTAGTGGCGCTGCGGTTCAAGTATTAAACACTTCTGGGTCTTCCACATTTCTCGTTCGCCCGAATGGAAATGCTCAAAACGTCAACAACAGCTATGGTGCTATTTCAGATATCAAGCTGAAAGAAAATATTGTTGACGCAACACCAAAGCTGGACAAGCTAAACCAAGTTCGCGTGGTCAATTACAACCTGATCGGCAGCCAGCACAAACAGATTGGTGTGGTTGCCCAAGAGCTTGAGCAAATCTTCCCCGGCATGGTTGAGGAGTCGCCAGATGAAGACAAAGACGGTAACAGGCTTGATTCAACAACCAAGGCTGTCAAGTACAGCGTGTTTGTACCGATGCTCATCAAGGCCATCCAAGAACAGCAAGCCATCATCACAGCTTTGACCGCACGGGTTGACGCTCTGGAAGGAGCACAAGCATGAGCAAGATCGCCTTATCCCCTAACGCCAGCGGCACAGGCACGTTTACCATTGCCGCTCCAAACACAAACGCCGACAGCACGCTGACACTTCCAGTCAACAGCGGGACATTGGGTTTTGCAGGTGTTCCGCAGGCCGGCGCTACCAAGACGGGCTCTTATACCTTGGCGGTCACCGACGTTGGCCAGCTCATTGAAGTCGGCTCCGGTGGTTCTATCACCATCCCTGACGCAACCTTCGCAACGGGGGACATCGTCTCGATATTCAACAACACATCGGGCAGCATCACCATCACTTGCACGATCACCACGGCCTACATCTCCGGCATTGACGCAGACGACGCAAGCGTGTCCCTGCTCACTCGTGGGGTGTGCTCTGTTTTGTTTATCAGCGGCACGGTGTGCGTGATCACCGGGAGCGTGACCACATGACGGGTATTGTTGCTCTTGCGACAACTCCACCTCGCCCGTTCTTGAATGCCACGGGCGGCACTGAGACGACCTACGACAGCGGGGGTGTAACCTACAAAGTCCACACCTTCACTGGTTCTGGCACTCTTTCCGTTCTTCAAAGCGGCGGAGTGTCAAGCGCCATTGAATACCTAGTTGTATCTGGCGGCGGTGGCGGCGGCGGACGAGGTGGCGGTGGTGGTGGTGGTGGTGTTTTGACCGGGTCAACAACAGCCAGTGTTGGTGCGTACTCCATTGTTGTTGGGGGTGGCGGTATTGGCCAACAAAGTAACGGCGGCGCAACCTCCGCACAGGGCAGTGGCTCCTCTGCTTTTGGCACAGCCCCAACGGGTGGCGGTCGAGGCGGCAACTACAACGGCGGCGCTGGTGGCGCTGGAGGTTCCGGCGGCGGTTCTGGAGGGGGAACCAATGCTTCTGGTGGCGCAGGAGTTTCTGGGCAGGGTTTTAACGGTGGTAGCACCACAAACACCAGTGCCTCTGGCGGTGGTGGTGGCGGTAAGGGTGGTGTCGGTGGAAACTCAACTACTGGCGGTAACGGCATCGCTGGTAATGGTGGAGCGGGTGGTGCCAATGCGCTACGAACGGGATCAAACATCACCTATGCAGGTGGCGGTGGCGGTTCTGGTATTGCTGGTAGCACTCAGGGCACAGGTGGTGCTGGTGGAGGCGGAAACGCTTCTGGGGGCAGTGGAACAGCAAACACTGGCGGCGGCGGTGCCTCTGGCGTTTCAAGCGGCGGCGTATGGGCGATTGCCGGCAACGGCGGCTCCGGCATCGTCGTCATTCGATACAGGATTGCGTAATGGCTCATTTTGCACAAATCGACGAACAAGGCACGGTGCTAACAGTCATCGTGGTGAACAACAGCGACATCTTGGATGCAAACGGCCAAGAGTCTGAAACCATTGGTAAGCAGTTTTGCATCAATCTACTCGGCGGCGAGTGGGTGCAGACCAGCTACAACAACAACATGCGAAAGCAGTACGCCAGCATCGGCGGCAGCTACGACGCGGTGAACGATGTGTTCATTGCGCCCAAACCATACGCAAGCTGGTCGCTGGACGAGAACTTTGACTGGCAAGCGCCAACACCTATGCCCGGAGAGGACTATTTCTGGGACGAACAAAATCAACAATGGGTGGCAACACCTGTGGAGCAACCATGAGCACACTAGCAGTAAACACCATCGTGGATGCCAACAGCGGCAACACGGCTCAGATTAACGGCATGACCCCGACAGCACAGAGCTTGCAGGGCTTCCGCAACCGCATCATCAACGGTGACATGCGGATTGACCAGAGGAACGCTGGGGCTAGTGTGACTCCGACAAACCTACAGTATTGTGTTGACAGGTTCTTATTCGGCTTGTCACAGACTTCAAAGTTAACTGCGCAGCAAACTACCGTGGCTCCGTCCGGCTTCACCAATTCATTTC